TATATTTGTTGTTTGAAACTAATTCGTTTAATAATCCAACAGAATCTATTTTATTGAATTGTTTTTCAGTTTCATGTCCATATTTCTTCAAACATTCAAAAGGAATATTGTTTTTTATTGCTTTTTCTTTTGACATCTGCTTAATTCCGTTTATTAAATCAAAATACGTAGTAATCTGCAATAAAGTATTTACATCTCCATAATTGTCAAAATAGTTGATTCTGATCAATTTATTGATAATTGTTTTATTGATTGAGTTGGAAGTAAGAGCTGTTAAAACGTCAATGAAAGAGCTATATTCCTTTAACCCTAATTCATACAATGTATTTACAACACCCTCTCCGAATCCTTTTACACTTGATAAATTTGGATAAATCAATTTATTTTTCTCATCTACCGTAACAGTTCTATTATCATTGCCAAACTTATAATCACCTAATTTATATCCATAGAATTTGATGGACTCTTCAATAAGAGCATTTATCTTATCTTTTTTATTCTTTTGTTGATAATGATTTATCGCAACTTCGTAAAATGTTGATGTATGGTGTGCTTTAAACCATGCTATATATGCAGAATCACCAGCCATTGAATAAGCATGAGGGGAATTAAATGCGTAACGAGCTGAATCCTCAATTACGCTCCATACATTTGAAAAATTATCTAAGTTACCAAATTCATTTTCCCAATCTTTTTTTAATTCAATAAGAAGTTTTTCTTTCTTTTCACCTTTTAATTTCTTTTTAGAAATAGATTTAATAACACCATATGTATCTCCCATTTTCATTCCTAAAAACGAAAGAACTTTCATAATTGATTCCTGATACAGCATAAAGTGTGCTGTATCATTCAACAACTCATCAATCTTTTCTTCTCCTGTTGTATATTCGGATCGATTAAGAAATCTGTTTAGCAGAGATGCAAATCCTGGTCTAATCGCAGCAATAAAGGCAGACAATTCAGCCAGTGTCTTAGGTTTATATTTTTTAACTTTATTTGTAGTAGATGCTTTCTCACATTGATTCACACAGCAAGTAATACCTTTTTCATAGATATCCCATGTTGGTTTATCATCTTTAATCATTTCTCTAAGTTCTTCGAAAGACGGTACCTCTCTTTCAATTGCTTTAAAACATTTATAAATCAAAGATACACTGTCTACAATAAGAAAATCTTCTTTAACATAACCAAAATCATCTAATACTCCACCTTCTACGCAAGCGCACAGCGTACGTTTCCCAGTGGTTTTAGAGATTGCAGTTATGAGACCAACTTCTCTTCTAATATCTCCATCGAAAATTAAGTTTCCACATGCATGTACTTTTAAATTAATTGTAATTCCTTGATAATCGTTACTCTTTCTAAATAGATCAATATACTTCTCAGGAATGTAATCTTCTACATTGATAAATTCTTTCTCTTCTTCTTCTGCATATTTCAATGCATCTTCATACTCATCTATGTATTTAGAAATCTGAGTTGCCATAGCAGGTTCTACATCATTTGCACCTGCGTATAATTGCCATGCTGCTTTTTTCTTAAGCTTTTCTACTGCCATAAGTGGCATACAACCATATTCTCCAAGTAATTTTTTTGTAGCTTTAATAAATGGTTCTTGATCTGAAATATTTAAGTCAATATCTGGCATCATTCCAGCATCTACACGTTCTTTTGTAAGGAATCTTTCAGGATAGATTGGGATATCAGAATTGAATCTATCAACAGTTGTAAGACCGATTAATTTATTAGTAATATATGAAGCAGCACTTCCTCTTGATGTTGTAGTAAGAATACCACCCTCATTATTGATTGCATCTTCTACTATTTTTTTACTTGTCAAGAAATAGTCTACAACACCAGAATTCATTACTTCTTTTGCTTCGTATCTAATTCCATCTGCTCGGTCTTTTGATTTGATTTTTTCTTTTGAATATGCTTTATTAAGGTCATTCATATAAATCTTACATTTTTCTTTATATGTCTTGTCCTTATACATACTAGGAATTTTAAAACTTCTATCTAATACAATTTCTTCACATTCATTTACAAAAACATTAGTGTTCATAAATGCTCTTAATGCCAATTTTTCATCTAATACATTTTGATTTGCAAATCTTTCAAGACCTGTTAACATATCTGGATAGTCCATAAACCATCCTTGTTCTTCGGGATATGTTACTTTTTTATACTTTAAAATCTGATCTCTTTTTACTTCTCCGACATCATTGATATAATGACTATCTAATCCTGCTATTATATCTATTCCATTTTTTTCAGACAATCTAAGAATTCTTTCATTCAATTTTTTCTGCGGATCAGTATTATTTGTCTGTACTTCAAAGAAAAAATTGTCTTGAAAATGTTCATGTATCTTTAACCAAACATCAGAAGCGTCATCATACCACCATCCGGCAATACATGCAGACGTAACAATTACATTATCTTTTGGAATATTCATTAATAATTCTAAGTCAATACGTGGTCTGTAATAATATCCGTCAATATTTGCCATAGATAAGGCGTAATTGATATCTCGTCTTCCTTCTGCATTTTTTGCAACTAAAACAATATGACAGTTTGTCCTATCTTTTTCATGTCTATCTTTAACCCAATAAGCTTCAGTTGAATGTCTATATCTTAATTTTTCTTTTTCTGCTACGGTGTATACATGAAAATGATTTCCTTGATTGCCGTGTTCACCAGAAAACAAACATTTTGCTTTCAGCTCATGACATCTATTTGCATAGTTTTCAATAGATTCACCACTATCTGCAATTGTCGGATTGCTAAAATCTTTATGACAATGATAATTTTCAAAGTACAGATTTTCACAATAATCCTTTGTTTCATATGGAAATTTAAAGTTTAATGTAGGAATTATTTCTTTAATTAATTTATTTCTTTCCACTAACTAACCTCTCCAATTTCATCACACACTGCTTTCAATACAAACTTTCTACCAAGGAAACCAGAGTCCAAACTACAAACGATTTCCAACTCATCATTTATCATGCTATGGTCTTCATATTCATCAAAAGATCCATTGAAATTCCATTTAATAATCTGTAAATAGTCATTCGGTTTAACCACAAGATGCTTATAATTACTCATCTGACCAATCTCATAATCTGTAATTCCATCAATAAAGAATCGTACAGATTTAAAGTTTTCGCCAGACACTAAGTCAATCTGCTTAATATAGTCAATTAGTTTTCTTGTAATGTCAGACACATCAATCTGAGCATCTACAGTAACCGTTGTATCAAGTTTTAATTCATGGAGATTATTCTCGATATAAGATAAGAATTGTTCGAAATCATTTTTATTAATTTGAATTCCTGCTGCAAGTTCATGTCCATCAACTTTGGCTAATCCACTATCATTACAGATTCGTCTAAAATCTTCTACACCAACAGCTCTCATAGAACCTGCATATTTATTACCAACATCCTTTAATACAAGGATTGGTCGTTTGTATTTTTCTAGTAATTTATTTCCAAGTAATCCTGCTACACCATAAGGAGTATCAATTAAAACTGTAATCATTTTTTTATGTAATTGCTGTTCACATTGCTCAATCACGTCAGGAAGTAATCTATCTACTTCTTCATTCTGATCTTCTTTACAACCTTTTAATTCTTTAATGTATTTAAGAACCGTCTTATTTTCGTCTGCAAGAAATGCTTTTACAGCAACTTCATTTTTGCCCATTCTATTCGCAGCATTAATAATTGGCGCAATACTAAAAGAAATTGCTGTACTATTAAAAGGAAAACTGCCAACTATCTTTTTAATTGCAGGATTATAAATTTGTTGTAGTCCTTGATATACAATATATCTATTCTCCATAACGGTCATATCCATCATGTCGGATACCAAACCACAAGCTGCTAAGTCCATTAATTCATCTGCATAATAAGTACCAAATTTACTATCAAGATATTTACAGAACTTCCATACTACACCAGAACCTGAAAGATGTGGATTATCATATGACCTCTGAGACGATACCAAGATTACATAATCATCATACGGAATCTTTGAGTTAATTGCATGGTGATCAAGAATGATAACATCTACGCCATTATCACTTAATTCTTTATATTGTTTTTCGCTATTGTCCAAGCTATCCACAATAATAAGTAAATCAAATGACATGAATTTTTTTAAATCCTGTCCTTTAAGACCATGTTTCTTACCTTCATCAATAAAAGGAACTGCCTTGGTAAAAAGGAAATTGTCTAAATATCTTGTGATAATAGCACCGGACGACACACCGTCCGTGTCTGTATCCCATAATACCGCAACTCTTTCTTTATTTTCGATAGCTAATTCAACTCTTCTTGCAGCGTAGTCTATATTAACCAAGCTATCTAATGGTAATAGATTTTTTTCTGTAGGACGAAGAAACCCTTCAATATCATCAATACCTCTTTGTTCAAGAATCGTATTAAAAATTTCTTCCTCATACATACCTCTGCAATCATTTAAGATATTATAATTCTTCGTCATCATCATCTCCGATCATTTTTATCTCATTGTTTAATATGTGCTTTAATTTTTCTTTACCCATATCAGATGGAGAAACTTTGTCGGTGTATCCTTTGTCAAAGTAATCCCAATAACCAATCTGTAATTCAGAAAACCTTGAATAACCTTTCAAAAAATCAATATTTCTCATAATGTATTCCATCTTATATCCTGCATCGTGCATGAATATTACTTTCTTAGGATTAAGCTCAAGCAATATCTGTATCTGTTTTTTGCTTATACTTCCACTACCAAGAGAAACACAATTTCTAATTCCATACGTATGGCATTGCATTGTTGATTTTTCTGCTTCGAATATCAACACTTCGCCACCAGTTAAGAATTCATAATTTTGCGAATATCCATATAATGTATTGCTCATTAAACACGGACTCTGATAAAAATACTTTATTTCGCCATCTTCTACATCATAGTTAAATCTTTCTTTTACACCCATTAGCTTACCAAACTGATTTCTAATTGGTATTGTTATTCCTTGAGATTCTACGTCATAACCTATTTCAAAGAACCTTTGAGTTCTAAGTGATATGTTGTCTTTAAGAAATCTCATGTTTCCACATTGAGAAAACTGATTTAAAATCGATTCATCATAAATCTTAGACTCACTGGCTGTTCGTCTTTTTCTTACCCTCTCATAAAACCCTCCAAAGATTCCTCTTTTGCCAAAGAAATCAAAATAATCTGTAATTCCAAGAACATGTTTAACTTCATTTAATACTTCTTTAAATTCAACATGACGCTGTGAAATAATATAAGAGAATAAATCTGCTTGAATATTTCTCGCATAATCATGTACATATAAGAATCTATTTTCTTTTAAATTGATTACAATTGATTTCTTTGATGAGACTTCATCTCTTCCGAATTGCATATATCTGTCTCGAATGACAATATTACAATAACCGAAATGTTCCAATACTTCTTTGAGTTTATCAGGGTGATTTAATAATTCTTTCTTAACATCTTCAAGCATATCACCTAGCACCTCATTTACTTTTTATTACCTAATTTCTCCGTGTTTGAATCTTGCCTGTGCTACTTCTCTAAAAATGCAATGATCGCCATCGTAGCGTAAAAGATATCCAACGCCATTATCACTTGAGTTTGCACCAGATCTACATTTCTCTGTAAAGATTGCCCTCCAAACCGCATTAGGATCAGGATTATATTCTTCCTCAATCCATTTATCATTAACCTTTTTTAGTCTAAATGGATGACAATAGTATTTACTTTTCGGATCAAGTTCTTCTGTGTAAACGGTTCTCATTAAGAACAAATTTTCGAGCTGCTCTTTGATCTGCTTGGCATTACTCAGTACACTTGCATCCAAGAATAATTTGCCCTTTGTATATTCTGCCAACTGAACAGATGCAAGCATTATGATGTTATATTTCTTTGCCATTTTATCAAGTTCTCGACTGTCCATAACTAACGAAAGGTCTTGTCTTGCTTGTGCTACGTCACCGCCCTGGATTTTAAATGTGTCATACAAAACAACATCGTATCCATGTCTTAATACATTTTCTCTGATTTTCTTCTTAACAACAGTCATATCTGCATCTACGATAGAAATAAATTTGACACGACCTTTATAATTTTCTCTCCAAAACTTCTGCACATCTGCAAGTTGTTGTCTGTTCTCTTTATTAATATCACCAGAAGACATTTTCTTTTTTGTCAACTTAAAATATCTATTACGCTTTCCAAGCAGCCAAACCATAAATTTGATTTTAAACTTCTTGATATTCTCTTCATTCGAAATAATTAAGATTTTTCTATCATAATGCAAAAGAGCCATTAGTACAGTTACCCACCATGTCGATTTACCAGCAGAACTGTAACCACCCATCATAGTTGTAGTTCCTTCAAGTAGTCCCATTACCTGACGTGACAAAAACGGAAAACAATTCATTTCTTCGCCATTTACATCATATCCGGCAATATCAAACGGAACTCCATTTTCTTCACCATCTGCACAAGAATCAATAAACTCATCATCAAAGTCAATCTCTTCTTCCTCAAGAATCTTGCTAGAATATCCAGTTCCATAAGAACTTATTCTTGCCTCATACCAATCAGTAACTTCTTCTGATGTCATCTTTCTAAACATCTTTAGTGGAATAACCTTTTTACCATTGCTTTCAATCTCTTTGAGCAAGTTAAATCCATCATCGTACAGCTTAAGAATAATGTTTTCTCGATACAAAATATCAATATAAGTATCAAAATTCTGTGTATTGATAATATCAATCTGATGCTGAATTGTTTCCCATCCGCCCATATCTTCATAAATTTCAATCGTTTCTTCTGGAAGATTAGAAAGAATTGTTACCTCATCTAAAGAATAAAACCCTTTAATTCTAAGCTGATTAAGCATTGCGAAATAAAATCTTCCATCACTTGTTATAAAATCATTTCTGTCAAAACATGTATCGTCGAGCAATAACATGTCTTTAAAGAAACAACTAATTACATTGCCCTCAACTTCGATCCTGTTCTTTAACAACTGAGATGGATATTTTTCTTTAACTCCTGATATATATTCTGCCATATCTATCGTACCGCCTATTCTATTTCGTCTAATGCTCTACGCTTATTTTTTCGTTTATAATGGATTTCTGGCATATCAACCACGACTTCTCTGATAGCAGACTCTTCTACATTAACTTCTTGAGCTTTCTTATAATCAGCAAGGTTATTACTTAGTACAACAGAAAAATACCTGATTCTTCCGTATTCTTTCTCAAAATCCCTACTCATCAAATTATGTAAATAGTCAAAATTCTCCTGCAAATATGACAGGATAAGTTCATAACTGTACACCTTTACAAGAGCATTTATTTCTTTATATATAGCCGTATTTGTTATAATGTATCCAAATATCTTATTAATGCATTCATATGTATCATCCTTTACTTTTCTTTCAGCAAGGACTAAATCATATTCTTCTTCATTGCAGTAGTAGGTATTAATCTTACCTACTACTACTTTGAAAGCTGTCTTTTGATCTATTTGAGAACCACATTTACGGCATTTAACTTTTCTTGCCATAAATACTTATTCTCCTATTTCATCATGTCATAAATCTTTTTCAGACCATCTTCGTCAACATCATTAAGTTTTCCATACTCTGCAATTACAGCCTTAACCTTTGCTTTGAGGTCTGCATCTTTGCATTCTTTGAACATTGTTCTGATTACTCCGTCAAGGTCTTCTGGATAATCATTAGATGTTTCTTCTGTTACAGAAGTATCGATGTCATCAATATCATCTTCCACAAAAGGAACTTCTTCTTCCTGTGCTGTCGGAGTTGGGGTTGACTCTGTGGTTGCTGGTTTTACAGGTGCTGTAGCCTTTGGTCTTTTACTAAGTTCTGTCTTAGATTTCTCCATACCTTCCTCTACAACTCTTACAAATTCTGCTCCCATATCCGGTTTATCAAATACCATATATTCTGGAACTGCTCCGTCTGCAAATCTTCCGCCTGCATCAATAAGTGTAGTTCCACGGAAATAAAGCTTTCTGACTTCATCTGTGGCATACTTCTTAGTCTTATCTCCGACTTTCTTTTCCTCTAAATCACGATCAATAACACCAGTAAGTGTTACATCAAAGATGTCTCCAAAAGCAGCTTCATAATCTGCTCCCATATTGGAAGATAACTGCATGTAACCATCCTCATCAAGCCCACCTTTTTCTTTGATTGTCTTAAATTTGGTATGTGCAATTACCCAAACTCCAAATCCAGCAGCCTGAAGTTTTGACATATATGGTTTAATAATATCGTTTGCTGAATATTTTTCACCTGCCGTATAGCCTCCGAATGCTGCCTTAATTGATTTACATTTTTTCTGCGGATTCTCTACATTTGATTGACGGATAGTTTCTGCATCTGCAAGAAGTGCAAGTTCATCTCCTGTATCGAATGCAACAATCTCAATATTATGTTCAATTCCTTTTTTTTCAATAAGCCATTTTTCAAGCTCTACCATGTCTTTGTATGAAGCAACCTGAGTTACGTTCAGATTATCAAGCATCTTATATCCAATTTCATTGCCACATCCTACAAGAAGACCTCTTGATGGATCTCCATATTTTGCAAGAATAACATCTCTAAAAAGTGTTGATTTTCCAAACTTCTTTGTACTTCTAAGATAGATTGAAAGATTTTTGATATCAGGTTTAATTACGTTTACTGTAGGTTTTTTAAATGCCATATGTATATTCTCCTTTGAAATTATATTTTTGTTACCGTTTTTAATCGTACAAGGGCATATAGCCCTCGTACTTACAGAATGTCATCATCATCATCGACAACTTCATCTTCAAACAGGTCTTCTGAATCCGGGATTGCTTCCTCGATAGGTTTAATAATCATATCTTCGTCAGTCCAAACCGTATCCTGCCTTCCTTTAGTAAATCCACGAGCAGGTTTTACAAGCTGATATTCACGAATTCTATCGCCATATACATTTCCACCAATCTCGGCTCGAATATCATCCATTGTAATAATCCCTAAATCCAAATCTTCTCGCTGCTCGTCAGTAAGCATATCCTCTGTTATTTCTGTTTTCTGCGCTCCATTAAGCATATTAACAATCGCACCATACTCTTTATAAGTATCGTCATCTACCATGAATTTGTGCTTAAATGCTTCAGCTTTCTTCTTTCCTTTTTCATCATCTTCTGGAATAGGAATTACAATTGTAACTGGAACAGGAATATTAGCTTTACGATTCTGATCGTATTCCATCATATGCCCATTTACATAATACTTACCTTTTTCCTCTACGCTCATCTCATCAAGGCTTTCACTATTGAAGATGATGTTAATTGTTGCTGTTGAAGACGGTTCTGCATCATCTGCTGCAAGATAGATTCTTGTAGGAATATAAGACTCATATACTTTCTGCTGGTTATCTGAATACTGATATTCACCATTGCCACGAATGAAGAACAGCTTGTCTTTATATTTCTCAGAATCAATTACTTTCTTAATGAAGTCGATGTAATCCATTTCTGAAATAAACTCGTGTCTCTTCTTATTGCTCTTCTCAAGAGCTGTTGTCACATCATCTTTTGACTCAAGACCAACTTCTTTAAGTTCTTCATCTGTAAGTTCTTTACCCTCATGAATTTTGTCCGCCATGTTCTGAAGCTTATATCTTCTTCCTGGCTGTTCAAGATCAATGATGAACTTCTTAAACTCTGCAATTTCTGCAAGTTTAGGAGATGTAAGTCTTTCTTTAAATGGAATCTGAATAGATTCACCTTTTACTTTGTTGCCATTCTCATCTACTCCACCTTTAGTGAAGGAATAGATATCACCATGCCCATCAGCAAATGCACCTGCTGTAACAGTCAACATATGTCTGTTATCTCCACATGTTACATTGAAGAGTAACTGTTTTCTTACCCAACCTGATGGATAAGTCTTCTCAGTATAAGGATGAAACTTCTCTGTCTCTTTACTGATGCTTAGTTTTCCTGTCATTTCAAAATTCATAAAATTTTGACCTCCTTAAAAATTTATGTAAAATATTGTTAATAAAACAATCTATCTAAACGCCCAACCGGACGGAACACAAAAATAAATTTATGTAAAAATCTATATAAAAGGTGATTTTTGAGTACAAAAACCCAAAGTGGTATGCCTGTCCACCCATATTTCATTCTCTATTTAGTTGTTTGAATTTTTTGAAATTTTGATTTGGTTA